TTTTCTTTACTATATTTTAGCCATTGATTTTCTTTAAGAGCGTTTGTCAATTCTGATAATAATATTTTATTTTTTACTTCATCTGTGTCATTCATAAATCTCATATTTTTTGCATATATATTTATTTTGTTTTTCCTTGATATTTTGCGAGTTCTACTAGACTTTACAATATTATTCTTTTTTTTTGTTTTAGTAGCCATTTTAACCAATTTCTTTACTATATACAAATTTTTTTTAATTTATTCAATAAATAAAAAATATAATTTCATACAAAGTATTCTAGCATCTAAACATTCTAGCATCTAAACATTCTAGCATCTAAGTATTCTAGCATCTAGCATCTAAACATAAGTTCCATTACACAGGAATTATAGGATTAATTGGAGAATCATATATATCCATAATTTTGCGAATTGCGAATTGCATTTTTTCTCTAGGGGTATTATGTATTTTATTGCAATCTGCAATCATATAATATTGTCGTATTTCGTCTTTATAGTTTAGCATTAAATAAAACCATCTAGGTGCATTATCTGGAGTATATTTTGACATAATAGATTGCATTACATCTTCAAACTCTTGTTTGTATATAGAATCGGGAGAAGTTTTCAGAACAACACAATTATTATAATCTGGTTCTACAACAAAATAATGGTTTTGTATATCAGCCATGGTTTTTGGGTTGATGTAGATGTAAATGTGTGTTAATATCTATATTTATCTAGTAAATAAATCAATTTTAGGTTATTTTATTGTATTGTATTTTATTTCATTTTTTAACTTATTAAATTATATCGATATAATGTAATAATAAGGACCGGTATAATTATAAATTATGGATGGTATTAAAGGAAGGCTTCAAACCGCATATAATAGTGGAATTAGTACAATAAAACAGAAATTCGATGGCTTAATGGCGCCAAGTGCAACTTCAAATAATTCTAAAAAAAACACAAATACTATTTCACAAAATAATGCAAATACGATAATTAATCAATCCGTTATTGGAAATAAGTCTAATTTCGGACTAGTGGTTGCATGTTTAATTACATTTGTCCTATTATTTGTATTATATTTCTTATCAAAATCATTCAGGGTAAATAAAACATTAGAAACCCATGATATATACCAACAATACACAACAATTCAGTCAATTCCATTTGAAAAATCTATAGTGAAAAAATTAAGACTAAGCGATTGTCATGTTGCAACATCATATAACACGGCTCTAGTTGGCTATCAAATGTTTGACTATGTTAGTGAAGACGTTTTAAAGGCAACTCTCCGTTCTGGTGCTAGAGCGGTTGAATTTAATATATTTAATAGTAAATATGGAGATGACGCAATTCCCGTTGTAAGCAATGGATATAAAGAGGGTGAATGGAGAATGACAGTTGATGTGCCATCATTTGAAGATATGGCTAAAATCATTGATACAAATGCATTCAGAATTGGGGATGGTGAAAATGGCGTTCCTAATCCAGATGATCCATTATTTATTTTACTAAATTTAAATACTAATCATAATTTGTATTGTCTAGATGCATTAAGTGATATTATTGTAGATTATTTCAGAGACAGATTACTAGATAATAAATATTCTTATCAGCAAACAGAGTTATCAAATATAACAATGGAAGAATTAAAGGGGAAAGTTGTAATATTATGCAGTCCAGGATTTGAAGGCTCTAAATTGGATGAAGTTGTCAATTATTCATGGGGTATGAGTGGGATGCGCCGACTTCATTATAGTGAAATTGAAAATGCAGATGCTAGAGAAATGCAATCATATAATAAACAAGGCATTACGATTATTAGCCCGCACAAAGAAGGCGATTTTTGGACTGAGAATTATGACCCACAACGCGCAATTGATTTAGGATGTCAATTTGTTATGATGAATTGGCAAGTTGTTGATGAAAATATGGATAAGTATATCACTAAATTCCGCAATAATAGTATTGTAGCAAAGCCAAAAAATCTAAGAAAAAATAAAAAATAAAGCGATTAATGATTAATGATTAATGATTAAATATCCAGATTTACTACGTTATTAACTAAATTTTGTAAAATCGGATTATTATGCCCGCGGTTTAATAATTCATAATAAATTTCACCACATTTTATAGTATCGTCGAGAGCATCATGACTAGATTTAAAATCTGGTTGGTTAAATAAATATCGGTAAGTTTCTTCAAGTTTTGGATAGAACTTACGCCGGGGTTTAAAATTCGCGTCATACATTAGAACATTCTTGGCTAACTTCAAAGCACACCTAATTTGTCCGCTATCTTTAAGGTTTTGTATAATTTGAGATAACTTTCTATTATTATATCTATAACATTCACTTAATAGAATATGGTAGTCAAATGATACATTGTATCCCACTAAACCCCCGCATTTTTCCAAATCTATAGCAAATTCATTCAGCACAACACTAATTGGCACACCAACTTCTTTAGCATAATCATCTGTTATACCATGGACGTTAAATGCACCTAGGGAACTCACAAAACCATCGGGGTAAATAATGTGATTTTTCTTTTCAACTGTTTTATTAATATTATCATAAATTACCCATGCTAGAGATACAGCCCTCGAAGTGTCATACCCAACTAATTCTTCTGGTGGATAATAACCATCAGAATGAATTTTAGATTTTAATGGTAATCCAGTAGTTTCAAAGTCAAATACGCATAAATATCGTCCAAATCTACTAGATACATAATCTTCAGATACTTGATTTACAGCCATTGTATGTTTTTCAATTATTATATATTATTTATTTTTTTAAATTATTATATAATTTTTCAATTATTATAATCTAATAATTATTTGCTTATGTATTCATTTTATCGAAGTAAATAGTAATAATGAATAAAACAAAGAAACATTCAATTGTGATTCATAATAAAAACTCAAACACTACTAAAAATACTAAAAAGATTCTCAAAACAAATCCTAAGATAAAAATAAGTAATAACATAGTTGTTAGAGAATATATATCAAATTTAAATTCGAAATTGGAAGCTAGAAAAGCACAAAATAAAATGAATTACTACAATAAAGACGATGATAATACGATTTTCAGACATAAAAATCGATGTATGTGTATAGATTATGATGTTAAAAATAACGGTGATTATTCATTAATTAACAATCCAGAACAACGTAGGTGCACTAGAAAAACCGAAAAGGGAAAAAGTTTTTGTGAAAAACATAAGAATTGCTCTAATGAACTTCGCAGAATGACGACAGGATATGAGCCAAAAGAAAACAATTGGGCTCAGCCATATATTGAGTCATCTCATAATTGTTATTCCTATTTTGTAGATGATATTAATAATGATATTGTTGATAAATGCGAGAGAGAGTGTCATAAAAATAATAGGCGAGGTTGTCCAAAAAAAATATCACAATGTGGTAATTTTAAGCCACAGCCAGGAGACTATCATTTATTATTAAAAGAGGGAACTCTAAAAAATAAAGTAAAAACATATCAGTGTCCAAATATGGAACGCAAAATTATGGATGATAATCCAGAGCTTATTAAAACAGAATTCTCACAAAAATGCCCTAAAAATTATTACAAAGGCGCAATGGTAGTTGATCCAGATCATACATTCCATTTTTATAGACAAAATGGTGATGGAACTTGGAGTCATAAACCTGGCACTCTACCGGTAACTGGAAAAGATGCTTCAGGCGAAACTATTTATGTTCCCCATTTTAATAACCGTAATTACACCAATGAAAAGAAAAATGACGATAACCCAATAAACTATACCTCGTTCTGCGGATATTATTGTGTTCCGCAGAATAATTTTTCATCTACATTTGTAGTCTAATTAACATGGTTGTTAATTCTTATTGTTATTAATTGTTATTAATTGTTATTAATTCTTATTAATGGTTATTATTTTATTTTCTATATAAAATTGATTTTTTTTTATATAAATGTGAAAGATTATAACTTAACAAGCGTTAATCTTTCTCATAATAATACAAAGATGGACGACAATTGGGATTTATTATTTAGACATATATATGAAAGACGGTCAGATTTACCAGATGAATATACTAATCTAGAGACAGAAATAGAACTTGAAAAAGAACCTGAAAAAGAACCTGAAAAAGAAGAAGATCCTTTATTCAAACAGAAAAATAAGAAAAAATGCGGAATTTGTAAAACTAAATTGCAATTAGTGCATCAAGAAATTGGAAAATGTAAATGCGGTGGCGTATTTTGTTCAACGCACAGAATGTTAGAAGAACATAGTTGTCAATTCGATCATAAAACAATAGCCAAACAAAAATTAGCAGAACAAAACCAAAAAGTATGTGCCCAAAAAATAATTCCTATTACATCTTGTCAATAAAAAAATATTTATATAATATATAAACTATGTAAATTAGTTTTGATTGACTTAGAAATATAATAATACGCACTTATAAAAAAATTTTTTTTGTTTCTATATAATTTTTATATATTTTATATATTTTATATATTTTATATATTTGAAATAATAATAATAATAATAATAATAATAATAATAATAATAATAATAAGTTTGACAAATATATTATTAAAATCGTAATCTAGCGGCAATATTCATACTCATCAATTCTTGTATAAGTAATTTGCATGCATATGGGATTCCGACTAATGCGAAGTCTGATGAATTCTTGCAACCAGCACAATAATAATGTTCTTCATCTGGATCTACTTGTGCGAATAAACCACATTGTTTGCAGGTATATACTGCAAATGGATCACTAACATCCATCATTCTTTCTTTTAAAAACCCGACAGACCCATGAGCCAATAATGCATCACGTTCCATCTCACCTAATCTCAATCCTCCCTCTCTTGACCTGCCTTCTGCTGGTTGTCGGGTTAATTGGACGACTGGACCACTAGCCCTTGAATGTATTTTATCTTTTACCATGTGTTTCAGTCTTTGATAGAATGTTGGACCCATGAATATTTTACAATCCATTTGTTGTCCAGTAATACCACTATACAATATTTCATTGCCACATCTTTCCATTCCATTCATCTCCAATAAATCACATACTTTTTCCGAATCAACCTCGCAAAATGGCGTACAGTGTGAAAAGCCACCAAGTGTTAAGGATACCTTTCCCATAACACACTCTAGCAATTGCCCGATTGTCATACGACTTGGGATGGCATGTGGATTCATAATGGCATCTGGTGAAATACCATCTTCATTAAATGGCATTTGCTCTTGTGGAAAAGTCATTCCAACAGTTCCTTTTTGTCCGCATCTACTACTAAATTTATCTCCTATTTGTGGTGTCCTTTCAGACCTAATCAAAATTTTAGCGAATTTAAAGCCATCTGCATTTC